GCTTCAAATGCTGTAGTGAATAGCCATTAACCCGGCTACTCGCGCAGCATCTTGCTGAGATCTGTAACCAGGATCCCAGCCGTCTAGGAAACCTTGCGGTAACCTAGACCGACGAACTCGTACTTTGGGCGGTTTAACGCTCCTAGGTACGTAGAACAGTTCGTCGCCGACCGCGGAAAAGTCGAAGTCTACTGGGAGGGGTTTATTCCAACCAGCAGTTCCGACTCCGCCCTGTGAAGGGCAGAAGTACCCACCGCACGCGAGAGGCATAGCAAATGGCTCAGCTCCTTTTGGGAGCCGCTGTCTGCCATGATCGAGCGTTAAGTGTGTATATCTACGCGGACACCCGGACGTTAGAACCCCTTGATCTGGGTTCATCCATTCGGGTACGAGGTGGGGCTTGCCGTCTATAAACGACCTAAGTAATGTTAGTGTGCGATGCATGTTTAAGTTCTCACGTGCACCCCACGACGCTACTTGGTTTATAACTACATAGACGTCGGGTTCCGTAGCGAGTGACTTCACATAGAAAGGAGTAACATCTACCCCGTTTAGGAAATCACCACCACAAGACTCGCGAAAGCTTCCTTCACTGTAGGACTTATCTAGATTAACGACAAGTCCCGCCTTTGTCAAGACATCTACGAAACCGGCGTACTCGTGCGTGGGAATAATGATATCATCCCCAAACACGCAAGTGTTAGTCCAGTCGATGAAAAGACTGGGACCACCACGCGTACAACGGTAACCATAGATCAGAGCCACGAGCAGCAAAGTCATAAGGGGAAAAGTAAAACCATTCCCCATCGTGCTGATCATATGTAGCTCTACTTGTATGTCCACGTCTCTAGCTTTACCATCGCTAGAGACTGTAATAGTGGGTGACCTGAGCTTCATTAACAGGTCAAACCACTCACTGGGCATAAGGGCTCGTACAAGATCGATGCTAATCATATCGCTTGCGGATTTAAGATCAAGGGTAGCAATATCCCCGTCACGTGATCCACGCTTGGCCATAGCCACGTTCTTAGGCTGTTGGTTGCGAATGTCTAGTCCGATATGCTGTAGTGCCCCTTCGAGATACATGCCTGCAGCAAGCTGCAGACACATGTTCCCTGAGGGTTCTATAGCAATTGTACGTTCAGTGTCCTCGTTTTTCGGTACAGTCGTTAGTCGAGAGCCTTCAACCCGCGTAGTGCCCGAAACTCCTTCACGGCCATCTCTGGCCACGAAGTAAGGGTTCATACTACGCAGTTTACGTACCAAAGGCTCACACAGAGCGGTACAAGTCATGTCTTGCCAGATCTTATCGGCCGCATGTGACCCCTTGATGCCATTACTGGCACCGGGACCAAATCGCCAATTCGACCACAAGAACGACATCTCGAGCGGCTGTTGAATGGCCAGCTCATCCCAGGAACTAGTGTAACGCTCTAAAACAGTAGTAATGAAATAACGAGCGTTTGCTATAATCCTAGGATCCGAAGTAGAAGAGGGCGGGGACTCCTTTTGGAGAATCCCAACTCTCTCATTCACCGACAAGAAATCGTCGATGGCTTTACCCCGGAGATCTTCTCTAAGGAAGCGTGCTCTTTTACGAGCACGTTGTACCTGACGAGAGACCGAGAAACTTAGCGGTCCCTTATCAAGAAGCTCTTCTAACATCGTGTTGAAGAACGCCGTAAGGCGCTCTTCATTACGACCTTGGACGTTACTTTTACTCACAGGATATCTCCCGATGATTATAACGGTTTAACCAAGAAAGGATCTTGAACTCTAACTATCTAGAGTTCCTCTTCTCCGACATTACCCGAGGTAGGTTGGTCTCTACCCCGAAAATAATGTAGGAACGTTCGATCCCCATGGCGTTCTCTAGCCTGTTCAGCGCAGTCATGGTCGCCTCCCTGAACTCCAATGGCGCACTCGCAAGCAAAGCAAGCGAGCACGTTATGAAGAGCACAGCGAGGACCGTTATGGTTCTGCACAGTAGGCATCTCAGAAAACACCTGTCAATACAGTGATCGAAATACCACTCGCTTGTTCCCAACCAATCCCAAAATGGCAACTGATCATGGCGCGAATTTCTTCCGGTTCATAAGTATCAACACCAGCCGGGCACTCAATGATCGTAGTGATTTTAGGCACCATAATCGATTGGTTAACGGCTGGAGCAGCCCCTTTGCGTGTGATGAACTTGTACACGTTTAAGGGGACGTTCTTGATAACTCCCGTTACGGGATTTGCCTGCGGTAACGTCCTCAGGATCGGAGGTCGGAAGAACGACGTTGTGAACGGCTTACTAACGCTATTCACATCGACGCCCGTCTGAGTACCACCGAGTGCACTAACGGCGTACTGCTTGCCGTTAATGTTCGGTGCGACATCCGTGAGGAGCGTATAGGTCGGGCTTGTCAGCCCAGAGACCACTGCGCCCG